CTGCTGCATCTGTTGCTGTTCAGGGTTAGGCTGACTCATCTGATCCAAGGCTGCAATCAATTCGTTGCGGTTGCTCAAGGAACTGTTACCCAAGATACCTTTAAGGATCAGAGGCAACACAGGAGTGTCTGGGCCTAATGTCTGTAACAAGGCAATGAACTGCTGTTGTTCGAACTCACGAGCCAAGATACCCAAGGTAGCTGTAGGCATGAACTTCACATCCACAGAAGGGTAACGCTCAGGGTCAAACTGCATATAGCGCCAAGCAGCTTTGTTGATGAACGGGATCAGGAAGTCCTCTTGGAAGTTCGTCAAGGTACGCTTGTACTTCTTGATGATACCTGCCATAGCCATAGACATACCACCTGCACCTGCATCACGAGGAGCTGCTGAAGGCATACCAGCCGAATCAACAGTACCTGTAGCTTGCAAGAGCAATCGTTCGTAGTTCTGAGAAGCCTGTACCGATGAGGCATCAGGAGTACCGAACTTAATCGGCATCATAATCTGATTAGGATCACCGTTGGTCAGGAATGCCTTACCGGGCTTAACTTCAAACTTAGCACCACGAGGTAAGCGAGTAGCGTCCAGAGCGATCATAGGCACTGCTGTCAGTGCTCGGGCATCACTGTCCATACGAAGGCTACCATCGATAGCTTTCTGCATGTTGTAGGCTTTCTCAGCCGTACCGCGACCCCACACACGACCGGGAACTGTGTCATCCTGATACAGCATCACAGGACGATCCTTCATCATGTAAGGATTGGCCTCAGCCTTCAGGAGTTTACCCTTGTTAGCGATAACAATGATAGCTTCCACCAAATCAGCGTAGTCATCAGCCAGAGAGTCTTCAGGGAACAGGTCTACAACCTCTTGTCCTTCACTGTTCTCCAACTGCTCCAAGTACTCACGAGGAACCAAACCGTAGTAGGTCAGAAGACGTACACGACCATCTTGGAAGTGAACAATCTCATCGGTAGGCTCTAAATCATCATCAGGAGCATCCAGACCTAAGTCAACCTTACGGTAGATACCCTTCTCCATACCCTCTACAACCTTGTGTACCGAGACAAACTTCTCAATAGCACAACCCATAGAGTCATCCAACGATGTAGCGTTAGGATCAATCAGGAAGTTCTTAGGGTTAACAGGTACGAGCTTAACAGCGATACGGTCAGTCTCGACCACACCAATAGCTGCTTGTCCTTGTACGCCGGGGATAGCCTGAGTAGCCGGAGCGTACTCCTTCTCAGTCTTAACGGCAATCTCACCGATACCTGTACCGTAGATTTCAGCCATCAACTCGATCTGGTCGATAGCCTTCTTAATCTTATCACGGTTGAAGTCTTCCATCAACTGATTCTTCAACTGTTCAACGTCTAAGGGAGAACCGTTAACATCCTTGATGTCATCCTCAATATCGAACCACTCACCTTGGCCGAAAATGGCCTCCATAATTTCAGCATGGCGAGTCTCAATGGCTTGCTGTGTAGCTGGAGAGATGATACGGCTACGCTCACTCTCACGAGTCTTGTCTTCAGCAGCCCACTGACCACGGAAGATACGCTCATATTCTAACCACAGATCAAGGTAGTTCTGGTCTCGGTAGTCACGCCACCTGTCAGTGTGTTCGACAACCCAACTAACCAACTCTTCGTCGGACTCGGTAGGTTCGTCGTACTGACTATCCTCAACTTTATCGTTCATATGTCAATATCCTGTTAAAATGTCCATTGGTTCAAAGTCGTCCTCTTCATAGTCAGGAACGAAGCTATTAAGAGCTAACTGCTCAATGTACGCTAAGGCATCCACCAAGTCATCATGTACCCCTTTGGTAGGGAACATCAAGAGTTGGTCTTCGAAGTCAGCCCAATCACCTTCCTCGTTAAGGGTGACCTTACCGTGCTCCATACGACCTTGTAAGGCCCAGATGATACGGTCAGTCTTCTTCTTGTTACCATGAGTCAGGGTCTGGATATGAGCAAAGGTATTGTATTGACGCATCATGTCTTGCAGGATGGTTAAGGCAGCATTCTTAGCTGTTCCTCGCTCAATACCAATAGCCAATGGCTGATAGTCCTTAATGACCTTCAGGATACGCATACAGGTATCTTTAATGTCCCAACGACCATGCTCAATCTTGTTAACCCACCAATCACCGTTATCCTCTACCTTCACGATAGCGATAGCTGATTCATCCAGTCTCTTCTTGTTCTGAGAACCATCTGATATGTCCTCAAAGCCAGCCAAGTCAATAGCAATGATATAAGACCCTTGCTTAGGCTCTGGGCCTTTCTTGATCCACTCAGCTTTGAAGATGTCAGAACCTGAGGTATCGAAGCTAGACAGGTATTCCTGCTTGAATGCAAAGCTACTCAAGGTACGCTTAGCAGCAGCAATCTCTTTAGGGTCGATGGTCTCGTTATCAGCGGTAGTCTTATGCCAAGACTTCCACTCTTCGTCTGTACCTTCTTTGCCTAACTTAAAGACATCGTAAAACCAGTTACGACCAGAAGGAGTAGAAATGAATAAAGCTCTACCTTTCTTGTCCGACAGAGCAGCACGGATAACCTTCTCCCAAATCTCCTGCTTAATGAAAGCACATTCGTCCAGTACCACGTAAGTAAGGGACACACCACGAAGACTATCGGGGTTATCAGCACCTCGAACCAGAATCTTTCTTCCGTTGACAAGACTAATCTCTAAGTTGTTAATGTGTGAGGACTTGATCACTGGACGACCTAAGTCATGTAGCAAGTCCCAAATGATCGTACGGGCTTGTCCCAACGTGGGAGCAATGTACATCACTGCTGACCCTTCAGGACAGTTTAAAGCCTCGATAAGCAGTGTTACAGCAGACAGCCTAGACTTACCACAGCGACGACCAGCAGCTACCACCTTGAAGCGGGTAGAGTCTTTAAAGACCTCTTGTTGCCAGTTAAGGAGTGCAAAGTTAAGTTCAGACATCAATTATGTCCTCATCGGTGCTTACAGTGGGCGTAGTCAAGCCAGTAATGTTGATACTGATCTGAGGGGTTCCACCAGCATTCTTAGCTGCATCAAACATAGACACAGGCAGGATACGATCAACAGCTAACTTCATAGCAGCCATCTGTCCGGGATGTCCATCGGTCATGGCAATCTCTACCATCTTGTCTAGGATACGACTACCACCCGTAGCCAGTAATCGTTCCTTAAACTCTTGCAACCGAGCAGCGTCACCAGCGGGGCGACCTACCTTACCCTTTGTACGGTCTTTAACGGCCTGTAGATCGGTCTTAGGAGGTCTACCCTTACCACGTAGCTTAGGTGCTAACGCTGGTGCTACTGTTGCTGTCTCTGTTGTCATTGGCTTCCTTTTTCATTCTCTGGTGTTTCTTAGCAATTTCATTTGCACATTGCTTACACCGTGAGTTCAGACCAGAATAAGTTCGTTCGTTAAGACCAAAATCAAAGACACCCTTCACCTGATGGCAATGTGAGCATTCCTTGAGACCTTGATCCAATAGTCTGTCAATCTCTAACTTCTTAGCGGCTACCGCCTTAGTAACTTGTTTCTTCTTACTACGGGTAGACTCAGAGTCAAAGTGAGGAATAGTCTTAGACAACTCCTTCTCTTGTGCTATGACCTGCTGCACATGGCAGGAACGACAAACAGAAGAGAAACCATCTGCATCGTGCATCTTGGAACGGATAAAGTTGTCTGTATTCACTTCCTTTGTCTTAAGACATTGAGGACATTGTTTAACGATTGTTTGCATTTGGACACTCCTAATTGTTGGTTGCTTACACCTATATTGTAGCAGACAAACAGAAGATGTCAAGGGTTAAGACAAAATATCTTTGTACCTATAGTACTTTAAAGGTAACGTCTAAGTTAAGAACTTACTAAGTTAATTACTATAAGTAACTGTTAGTAGGTTATTCATATAGTTCTTAATGCGTTAGGTCTTTAAAGTACATAGTCTATAGTTTAATTGTAACATGACTTTCTGTATAAGTCAACACCCTGTCTTCTTTTTTTACATCTTTTTTATTTGTTACACGTTTAAGTTCCTTTAACATTCCCCTTCTAGGGTGTCCGTGATGCCCTATCCTGACCTCTACAGACTACATTTATTGATATGTATACTTATGGTTGTCTAACCTACCTTGTTTTCTTTGTAGATCAAGCACTTAACTGCCTCTTTTTTAAGCACTCTTCTGTCCCCAATTAAGTCCTTTATTTCACCTTTTTGTGAACTTTGTAGGCTCCCACAAAAGTATTTACTAAAGCAACACCCTCCCCCCCTGTCTTTGCTGCACTGCAACATGACTGAACAGTCTAGTCTGTGACTGAACAGTCTAGTCTGTGACTGTACTGTCTGGTCTATGTCTGTACTCTAGAGTTATCCACAGGTTATCCACAGGCAGTATAGTGCATACTGATCTGTCCCCGATTAAGTGGATGCGAGAGGCGATGTAGGATCCTT